TATTATCTAGCCTACGAACTAGGGGATGCCAAAGACAAACTCAAAGCCATCAAGCGGGGCTTTGAAGCCATCAATGAGATAGACTAATCCAACAGCTCGCACCCTCACAGGTGCGGGCTTTCTGGGTAGACGGATGTCCCGTCGAATCAACATAACCAACCAATAAATATCATGAGTAAAACAAACACCATCAAACTCGCTAGTGAGATTGCAACAGAGATAGTCGAGCATCGCATCGGCTCTCACCTAGCATGGGTAATATCAGAGGACGATTCGGAGTGCTTCACTGACGAAGCTCAAGACCTGTTCAACGAGATATACCTTATCGTTATAAACCATCTTGAAGCTAACCAATAACCAATAAATATCATGAGTAAAACAAACGTAGAAAAAGTCACTGACGCGATGGAATGGGGTTCGCCCTTGAACCAGATCGTGGTCATGAGCGCCATTGAGAAATACTGCGAGCAAATCGCAGGACTCAATGAGAAGCCCGAGAACTGGACCAATGGTCTAGTCAGTTGGGAAGCATGGCAGGCGTCCGCCAAGGACGTTGCAAGCAGGCTCCACGCGGAGTAATCCACAGCCCGTATCCAGTCCATCTGGTGCGGGCTTTCTGGGTGTAAGCAGGTCATCTCTGATCTGCCTACGCTTAACACATAACCAATAAAAATATGAAGAACCAAAACAAATATGTAATCACTGTTGGCGATCATCCCGATTTCGATGATTGGAAATACACCGCTTCAAAAGATAAGGCGGAAGAGCTTGCCCACAGATTTGCATCCGATAATCCTAATACTCAAGTCGATCTTTGCGAATGGAACGAAGACACGAATGCTTGGGATTATGTATCGGGTTACATGACCTGCCAGTTTGGATGAACCACACAGCTCCACCTCACGAGGGTGGGGCTTTTTGGGTAGACGGACACGCCGTCGAATCAACCAATACAACTATGAATACAGAAACGAAGCACAAGGAATACAACAAGATCACTACCGAGCATCTCACACTTGAGAACTCGTTTGGAATAATCAGAGAAAATGCAGAGGTTAAACTCAACTGCACGGTCGGCATCAAGGACAGCACCTACGGGTGGTTTGAGATTTTCGACGAAGAAACGGGCGGGCATGACTGGCACTCGGAGGGCGGTCTCTGGTTCGACAACAAGGACGTCACCGATTACGACGGCGTCTTCTCTCTACCTTCTGGAGTCCTAGAACTCTTGAAGGAGAACGGATACAACACAGAGGAGGTGGACGCATGAAGACGTTTAAAATCATTCTAATTACGGCACTGACCTCACTGTCGAACCTCTCGGCTATTGAAGAGATTACGCTCGAACATTATGTCGCGGCTACGCTCATACTAGAGGCGGGTGGAGAATATGACAAGGGCGCCATGCAGGCAGTGCATGAGGTGATACTCAAGCGAGCCGAAAAACGCAGGCTCACAGCCAAGCAGGTGTGCTTACAGCGCAAGCAGTTCAGCTGTTGGAACAGCGGCAGGATTGATGCCCTACTAGGCAAGGCTAAGAGGCACCCTCGGTGGTGCGAGGCGCTCACTATCGTGCATTCACCCCCGACCGATTACACGGGCGGTGCGGATCACTATCACGCGGACTACTGCGACCCTTACTGGGCAAGCTCCATGCAAAGGACTCGCAAGATTGGTCGGCACATCTTCTACAAATAACCAACTAACCATGAAAAGTATAAAAAGTATAACCGAAATAATATCTGACCTCTCCATCGACGTAGCCTGTCTACTCGACGAGCCAGAGGACGTAACAAAGGAGGACTTAATTAAAATGCAGGACTCCATCACTGAACTAGAAAACCAACACAACCTTGCCCCCGATGGCTCACACCTACGGATTGGGCAGGCATACATCGTGGAAGGCAAACCCATGGTGTTAATCGACACCTCATACGGGCGCTACGCTTTCACTGACGGGCGCTACGGCTTCGGCCGCACGCTCGGCAGGCGTGCTAGCGACTCCAAGATCCTCGACAATCTCAAGATAGCCGAGGGCGTTAACCCTAAGACCATACTCGACGAACTCCAAGAGAGCGTGAAGAGCATGGTTGAATTCAACCAAGGAAGAAAACGATGAAACAAATGCATAATACAAACGCCCGAGGGGGCATCTACTTAGTCACAGCATCTCACGGATGGTGCGTGGACGCTAACCCGTTCCGCGCCTTCGTTTCACTAGCCAACATTGGCAACGTGACGGGTGAGTTCGTGAGAGCAGTAACCCCTAACGGAAAATCAATCAAGGCATCCGACAGCTCCGTGACTGTTTACTACATCCCAGACTGGGGTTCATTCAGCTACATGGAATACGGGAAGCCGATGGACGCGGTCGGCCGTGAGATAGGATTCGTCCTATTCTCTGGCGTGGACGATCATGCGAACATCGACAGGCTCACTGACCTATTACTAAAATAATACAAATAACATGACTAAAAAACAAATAGAAAAAAAGATAGAGTTCTTGTTCAAGGTAGTTCACAACTGCGGCGGGGACTACTTGGACTACTGCGAGGATAGCAACACCATCAACGCTTGGTGCGTGAAGGGGCGCATTTGGAATGATTCCAGATGCAGGGTAATATCAGAACCCAGAACCCCGCGTGGTGAGGCTATGCTCATTGAGCGAGTAAACGACGGATCCAAATGGTATCCCAAGGATCTCGTTCGCACATTGTTGCACCACATACGGACGCACACGGACCACACATACGTCGAGGACGATGACGGCGGCACCCTGTCCATCAAACAAATACTAACGGCCTTTGAGGAGCCAACAGCTACTAGCCATGATATCTAGACTTGACCAAGACCTCCCGCAGGGTAAGCGTATCCTCGTGGTAGAACCAGTTGAGCGACACCCAGAGCTTGAGGCTTTCTTAGAAGCCCTCAATGGAATCTCCCCCAAACAGGCGGTGCAGACTGGCATCTGTGCTGTATGCAAGAAGGAGGCTAATGAGTTCACCGATGCATTGTCCGTTACCGAATACGCGATATCTGGACTATGCCAAAGGTGCCAAGATGAAATATTCGACGAACCAGAATAACTATGAAAATAAAAATACACACCTACCCAGATGGGCCAGCCATAGGCTTGCCTCATGAGGAAATCGTATCAGCCGTGGGACTCCGTGGCAGATTCTCCGATGCTCGCGTCGGACAACTTGAAGACGGGGATCAATACATCATGCCGATCCAGACCGAGCTAACTCCTCGCACGGACACGGAGCTTCTTGCTTTGATGGCCGAGAAACAGCTGAGGACTGTATATGTAAACAACATAATAGAACCAGACCTGAGGACCGTCATTATTATGACCTCTGAATCCACAGAACTATGCAATCATGAGTACAGTTCGGGTGAATGTTCTGACTTAGACGCTCTTCGCGACGCGCTTAACTTCATACTGGACCAAGACGAGATCTGACTCCGATAAGGGGGTTGACACCGAGAGGGTGGGGGGCTTTTATGGCCCTTCACCCTTTTTTTATATAAAATATTATGGCTCACTTCTACAATTGTAACGACGTCCTGAACCCAGAATTTGAACCAGATATTGAGACCCCCGCAAAGGCCCGCAAGCAACACAAGGTCTACCCATCGGTGACCACTGTTCTTGGAATAGTAAAGGACGCCTTCCTTGACGGCATCTACAAACCCAGGATGATTACGTCCCTGGCAAGAGAGTACCCGAACCTAGTCTGGCAGGAGATTGAGCGCTTGACCTACGGCACAAGGACGCACCCGATTACGGGGGACACGATTGAATCCTCAACCTTCGGCACGACAGTCCACAAGACCATCGAGGATCATATTGAATACGAATTCTTGGGTGCCGAGGATCAGCCAGAACCCAGCCCGTGGGACGAGTGGGCGATGCCATTCGTGGAGTGGGTGCGGGACAATGGAGTTAAGCCAATAGCCTGCGAGCGCATCATAGCTAATAACCGAATCAAGATTGCGGGGAGCGTGGACTTCATCGGCCATGACTCCGAGGGCAAAGTTTTTCTAGCGGACTACAAGTGCAGGACTAACACGAAGGGCAAGGCTAAGACCTACGACAAAGATTGCCAACAGCTTGCAGTAGAAGCATTTATGCTAATGAAGGAACACAACCTAGAATACTTACCCTCCTGTATTTCCGTCATTGTTGACTGCGATACCAAGAAGCACTACCACAAGGAGTGGGGGCAAGAGCAGATGAAGGAAGGCATCAAGATAGCAAAAAAGTGCGCCGAACTTTATTGGTTACTTAGAATGTAATAAATACAATGGATACAAAAAATACTCAGGATATAGAATACTACTTGGACTGCTGTGACCCGAAGGCAATCCGATTCGACGGCCTCGACGAGGCGGTCATTGGCGTAGATCACGGAGGACAATTGTGCTACCTGCACAGTAAGATGGTGGACATCTTTATGTCCGATGACGGCATGACAGATATCGAAGCAATGGAATGGATTGACTTCAATGTCATTGGCACAAACGCGGGAGTGGGGTTCACCGTGGTATTCGATGACTAGTGACTGAATACAGAATAAGATACACCCGCAAAGATATGCCAGAAGGATACGTGGGTGATACATCTAAGTGGGCGCACAGCCCAAGCGAAGCAGTTAAACTATTGCTACAAAAAAACCCTGACAAGACTGGCACCTGCGTCTTCAAGCGCGGAGGATCTGGTAAAATACTTTCCGTCCAAGAAGTTACTCAGCACTAACCACTACCCTACCCCACCATGAAGACATTTGATTTTATTGATACCCCTAGTTGGAACAGAGGCCAGAGCGTCGAGACATCCTTCCAAGACATTCTGGACAGGCGAGGTATAAAACACAGGCGCTCGACCCTTGAGGAACAATACAAGCACTTTGATTACGTCACCGAGAGGGGGACGATTGACGTCAAGGCTCGCAAGAGGGTTAACAGAAGCGACAGCTCCGAGCAGGACGAACTGGTCTGGCTGGAGTTCAAGAACACTGCGGGTGACCGAGGCTGGTTAGCATCCGACGTGGACTACATTGCCTTTGAAAGGCAGGATGATTTTGTTCTAATCAAGAGGGCGTATCTCTACGAGATGGCTAGTAAGAAGTGCGACCTGGATGACAAGGTTAACCGTGGGTCAGACGCACTGTATAAAGGATACACGAGGAACGGCCGCAGTGATTTACTTTCAATTGTAAAGATGAGCGACATCTTGAATTTACCAATACAAATATTAGAAAAACAACACGATGAGTATGACACAAATAGAAAGTAACGTAGAACGTATACAAACTAGGATCGACATGATCCGACAGGAGTCCAGAACTCTGTCCTTTCGGATGGAGAGAATGCTTGAGCAGCGTAAGCAACTGAGCCAAGAAAAGAACGCCCTTAAAAATTTACTCACAGAACTAGATGTATCTTCCACAAAATAAAATAAAAGAATACAGGGAGGAGAACAAGCCCTTGTGCTGTCCTATCCTGGCCACCAAAAAAGATGACTGGGTTCTGGACCACGACCACCAGACTGGGTTGGTCCGAGGTGTTATATCCAGACAGGCAAACAGTCTTCTCGGAAAGGTGGAGAACTTCTACATGAGAATGTGTAAGGGGGACAAGGAACACTTACCTGGGGTGCTTGATGCTATGGCCGCCTACCTTGAGCAAGAGACCCTGGATGTCCTTCACCCAGTGGGACTTATACAACTTACAAACAAGTTTAAAAACAAGTTGACAGCCCATGAGCAGGTCTTAGAACTTGAATCCATTGGCGCAACTGAGGACGAAATCAACAATTGTTCTAATCAAAATCAGCGCTCCCAACTTTACCGTAGATTAATAAAACAAAGTTATGACAGATAAAAAAACAGTAAAAATAATGCAGTCCATCCAGTCCGAGCTTAAGGCTCCTAAGGGACAGACTAATAAATTCGGTGGGTATTCCTACAGGTCCGCCGAAGATATACTAGAGGCCGTTAAGCCTTTATTGAATAAATACAATTGCTTCCTTACAGTCAGCGACGAGATCGTTGAGGTAGGTTCTAGAGTATACGTCAAGGCAACAGCGACCGTCCAAGAATCGCACTCCG